ATTATATTATCGTATTTTATCTGGTCCGTTTCTGTAAAATGTGTGTTATAATCATAATCATTTTTAATTCTACTTTTAATATCTGTGCTTATGTTGATATGCTTTCAACCGCTTGCTGTTCCAGTGTTTTGTGTCACTGATATTTTATAATGTGGATATACTTTTTTTAACTCTTTCTTTATGTTGATATTTTCAACTTGTGTTTCTCTCATTATGTTTTCTTAACATTTTATTAATTAAGGATTGACTTTAAATCCTTCTTCAGTCATGTTAGTTAGTTTAATTGTTTATATAAATCTGTAACATAGCTTGCTACAACTATTAAAAATGCTATCATTACAGCTCAATTTGTAATATCATTTTTTGGTGTTATTGATAATAAAGCTATCAATAATGTTAGTCATAATATAAATTTCATATAATATAGTTTAATTGTTTATTATTATTTAAATATCTTATCTTGACATTTTTGGCATATACCTGATATGGTAAATTCTTTAGCACTTAATGCGTCTTTGAATTCACCATTCTTAACTATCTTACCGCAGAAGGGACATTTACCAATTGCTACATTCTTTGTAAATTGTGGAAATGTTCTTTTAACAAACTTCATGATCTTAACGTTTTTCATAATACATTAGTTTAATAGATTAATTATGTACTTAAAGTAGAAGGCCTTTATATAATGATATAATACTTCAAGCGAGGAGGGGCTATCTTAACGAAGTGGATAGCCACGAGCCGAGCGTGAGGTATGGGGCGTGCTTTGTCTCGTTATGAATACTTTAACACAAATACTCCTGTTCTGGGGTAAAGCCATACTTTGCTATGAGCAACGAACATAAAAAAACCCCGCTATGTCCACTATAGCAGGGTTAATTTAATTTATTTTGTAGTAGGTAGTATTAAAGGCACAAGCATAGTACCTCTTGTAGAAAGAAAGAATGAATTATATCCTTGTGCATTTTTGTACAAGTATAAATCATAGTTGTAACCTTTTTGCATTCTTGATTCAGCTGAACCAAATGCTGCTAGTTTATTATATCATTGTCCTTCAACAATAATTCCCATCTTTAGCATCTTTGATTTTAACTTGCCAGTAGGCTTCATTGTATGTACGTTTATACCAGTAACCAAGTGAGATTCAAACACCATAGGTGTTTTAGTTGTTTCATTTTTCATATGAAATAATTTAAAGATTTATTATATAAGGTTGTGGACTAACCTTGTAAAGGGTAGGCCACGAGTAACCTTATATAACACAATACATATGTGTTGACAATAGTATTTGTAAGTGGTATGGCTTTGCGCCAGACATATAAATTACTAGTAGTACAAAGAGTATTACAAGCTTAAACACTCTTGTGTACTCACAAGGGTATGTGGGGATTAGGGTACCCCCTAATACCCTTGTGTTTAAGCGGTGTTTCCCGTTAGTTGTATGATTAACCCTACCTACAAAGAGTTTGAAATTAAAAGGGTGAGATAGTGACTTGATTAATTATTGTATACATGTTATTATTTCTTTATAGCGCAAAAAGGGAAGCCCCCCTACAATTACTTCCCCTAGCGCTATACAAAAATAAATAAAAAAAACTTCTTTTTTAAAAGAAATCATTGAAAATTATCATTTTGATACACTTACCCTCCCTCCCTGGAACCCTACCAGCCAGCCTAATATCTATTATATATATAACTAGGTTAACCCTGCGCCCTACCCTACCCCCCCTAACCAAAAACAAAGGAAAGAGAAAAGGAGAAAAGAGAAAGGAAACTTAAATACATATTAACAAACTTTTTAAATCTTGTCAAGTTATGAATTACCACAGTATTGATGAGCTTAAATTACTAGTACAACAGGAGATGGTAAAGCCAGCTCATAAAAAACAAATACCTACAACTGAAGATCAACAGATGGCCTTAATGATTCAAAAGGAATTTGATATTCCTATAAAGTTTGAAAATGTTTCTGAGGAAAGCTTTTGAACAACAGAAGATCCTTATGCTAAATGAAGAAGAAAGACTGCCCCTTATAGAATTAATAAAAGAATATTTTCTATTTCAAAGTTATCTTTAAAACCTGATTCTCCAATTAAAAATATAATTAATAATACTAAAACTACTATACAAAACGAATTCATTAGATTCATGTCTCTTCCAAAAGACTTTAGAATGCAAGCTTATCATTTTATATCTAAAAAAGACTTTGCTAAACAATATCAAGTATCCCCACTTACTATTAATAGATGAGTTAAGGATGAAGAGGTTCAAAGGAAAATAGATAGAGAAATGCTATTGCGCTGGAAGGATCTTAATAACGAGGTTATTCAAACCCTATTCACTTCTATAAAAAAATATGGTGATGCTGGTAGGATAAAACTTTGATTAGAAAAGATAGCTCAATTTAAAGAAGAAAAGATAGTTGATAATCATTTCACCTTTGAATGAATAAATCCAAATAGCGTGATGGATCAATCAAAAATAATAACACAAGACGATGTCCAAAATACAGATTAATTATTTACCAAGAAAATGACAATCAGACTTTCATAAACATATGGAGCAACAAAAACGTGCCATACTTGTTTTGCATCGTAGAGCTGGAAAAACCACTGCCATTGTGAATCAATTACAAAAAGATGCTATGCTTATTCCTGATTCTCAGTATGCTTATATATGTCCTTATAGAGATCAAGCTAAGCGTATTGCCTGAGATATCTTTAAAAAATACTCTGAGAATATACCTGGAGTTAAGTTTTCTGTAAATGATCTTACTATACAATACCCTACTGGATCTAAGATTCTTTTATTAGGATCTGATAATGCTCATTCGTTGCGTGGTATTGGTTTATGAGGAGTTGCTCTTGATGAATTTGCACAACAACCTTCACATCTATGAGGTGAGATTATCTTACCTACATTAGCTGATCATAAAGGCTATGCCATTTATCTAGGAACTCCGCAAGGTAAAGGAGAGTTCTATAGAATGTATCAGAAAGCTACAAAGGATTCTAACTGATATGCCAAGATATTGGCTGTAACCGATACTGGAGTATTTGACAAGAAGGCTATAGACGAATTAAGAACAGAATGTTCCAATGATGAATTTAATCAAGAATGAATGTGTTCATTTGAATCTTCAGTACAAGGAGCTTATTACTCTAATGAAATTAATGAACTTAGAAGATCTGAGCGTATTGGATTATTTCCTCATGATAAATCACTCCCTGTATATACAGCATGAGATATAGGTAGATCAGATTATACTTCAATAGGATTCTTCCAACAAGCTTATGGTAAATTTAAAATGATAGATTTTTATGAAAACTCAGAATATGATATTACTCATTACCTTGGAATCTTAAAAGAAAAACCTTATGTGTATGGAAAACATTTTGGTCCAACTGATATTAAGAATGTTTATTTTAATAGTAAGTTCTCTGCCTTACAAGTTGCCCTACAGCACGGAGTTAAATTTGAAGTATTACCAAGAAACCAAATGTCTATGATAGATCAAATAAATGCAACCAGATTATTTTGGAGTAAAGTATTTATTCATCAACCAACTTGTGAAGTCTTCCTAGATCAAATATCTTTGTATAGAAAGAAGTTTGACAAGAACAAAGGAATATGGCTTGATAAAGAAGTACAGGATTATACCAACCATTGTGCAGACATGTTTAGGTATGCAGCACTCAGTTCTGATCAGATGAATAACAATGAAGAAATACTTTGAAACAAGTTTACTAAAAACCAACACCCAGTTAAAAGTATTTTACAACAGTAACTTGACACGAATGGTATTATAATATATAATATCCTTAAGAAAAGTTATAAATAACAAACATGGATAAAAAAGTATTAAGTCTTAAAGTTTGTAAACTTATCAAACAATACGAAGAGTATATTCGTGTTAGATATGACGAGATTGCACAGAATGAAAAACTTGCTATGAATCAAAATATTGATACAGTAGCAGAACATAGATACAATTTAAACCTGCCAATTCTTTCTGGATTTGTAGATACTTTAGTTTCAAGAATAAAGGGAAAATTAGATATTCAATACTCACCACAAGATGATGCTGATATTGCTAAAGCTAGAAAAATTACTGCAGCTTGGAAAAAAGATTCAGGCCCAGACAAAGGAGCTTGAGTAGTCAAAGATTTGTTAGCAAAGAAACAAGCAGCTTTATCAGGCCGTGCAATTTATTTATATTATGCAGAATCAGATCCAAATTACAAATCACATTTTGAAGTAATTAATTATAAAGATTTCTTATGTCAACCACGAGGTGGATTTTTCTTAGAAGATCATTTATTCTGTGGAAGAAAGAATATCATAAGAACATATAAAGATGCAAAAAGATTAGTTAAAAATAAAACATATCTTAAAGAATCATTAGAAGCTTTTACAGATGATAATTTGGAAGAACAAGGAGAAGACAATACTAAAAATATTTCTTTCGGAGATTCAGCTCCAGACAATTATAAATATGTTGGAACAAGAACAGTTAATTTACATGAAATAATGTTAACAACTGATGAAGGCCGTTATGTAGTTTTAATACACTATCCTACACAAATATTATTTAAAGTAAGTAAACTTACAGATTTATTCCCTAATGGTGAATATCCTTATAAGACATGAGCTACCCATCCAGATATGGATAACTTTTGATCTAAGGCTCCAGCAGATGATGTTAGATTAGTTAATATTGCAATGAATAAAATATTTAATCAAGCATTAGATAATATAGAAAAGAGAAACTTTCCTCAAAAATTAGTTGATCAAAATATGATCAAAGATCCTGAATTATTAAAGTATATACCTAATGGAGTTATTCCAGCAGAAGCTTTTGGACAAGATGTCAGAAGAGCTATATACCAATTAGAGACACCCGACAACTCTTCTATTACCGTTAATATGGTTCAGTTCTTAGATTCCTTTATTGGAGTCAAGACTGGTATTACTCCTGGATCACAAGGACAAGCAGCAGAAGGACAAGTTGGAATTTACTTTGGTAATATGGAACAGATAGCAAAGAGACTTGGGCCAACAAGTGCATATTACAAATTATGTTATGTTCAATTAGCCAAAGCTTATTTACAAGGACTTAAAGAACACATGGGAGAAAAACTATTAATTAAAATGATAGGTTCAGAAGGACTGGGTTGAGATAGATTAGCTAAAGAAGATTTAGAAACAACTCAAGAATTAGATTATGTTATTACTGGTAATGATGATGACGAAGAATTATCAGAAATGATTACAAAAAGAAAAATAGAATCATTAGCTGTATTAACTAATAACCCTGCTTTCTCACAAAAACTTAATCCTGATGAAGTTATAAAACATGTATTAAAATCTGGAAAGTTTACTACTGACGAGATAGATAGATTACAAGATCTTAAAGGAGAACTTACAGAAGAAGCTTCAATCAAAGCAGCAGATGTATTTGAAAAGATATTGCTGAACAAAACTCCTAAACAATATTATAACGCAACAATATCATTTATTAAAAAATTACAAGGTATAGCTATTCAAAAAGAATTAACTAAAGATCAACTTAAGAGGCTTAGAACATATATTGAAAAACAAATACCTATTGTAGCAATTAATGAAATGAAAAAAGCAAAAAACAAAGCAAGAGAAATATTCTTATCAACTATAGCACAACCACCAGAAGAAGAAGGAGGTGCAGGAATGTCTCCAGAACAAACACCTAATGGATTAAGCGTAAATAATGCTCCAGGAGTTTCTTCACTCAACACTCCTAATCCAAACTTTGATGGTATGAATGTTCAACAAAATGGGCAACAACCAGCGGCCAATGTTAATCAATCTTTAAACCAATAATATGGATAGTGAAGAACCAATAGTTTTAACCAAAGAAGAATCAACAAAGTTATATAATGATTTATATAATCATCCCGGATTTAAATATTTTTTAGAACAATGCTTATCAATGACTAGAATATACGATATATCATTAACAAGAAATCGTCAACTTGATACACATAGTAGAAATTATATATTTGGATTAAAAGATGCTTACACAAGTATATATTCAATGTTTGAAAGTGCTTCAAGAAAACAAGAAAAGATTAACAAGGAAAAGAAAGAAGAAAATTAGTAATTTTTAGGAGATAAAACCTTTTACCTCCTAACTATTGGAAATTTTCCAATATGGCTGTTAGTAAGGCAGATACCACTTACTCTTGCGATTGGTCATCGCTTTAAAAACCACTTAAAAAATATTGTTATGGATAATAACGATCAAAAAACTAATGAGGTTTCAACTGAAGATGTTTTAGCTGAAATGTCAAAAGAAGCAGAAACTACTCCTATAAAAAAGGAGACAATTCCTGAAATACAGGAAAAGCAAGATATTCCAAAGGAAGATCCTAAGGAAGACGTTGCAGAAGAAGATGATACGAAAGAAGAATCGGATATTGATACTTCTGAAGAAGAAAGTAAACATATCCCTTTAGCCAAATTCCAAAAGGAGAAAAGCAAATGAAAATCCAAATTGGAAAATATTCAAAGTGAGTTAGATACACTCAAAGCAAACCCAAAGTCTAAAGACACTAGTAGCACTGAGACAGTAGAAGTACTGGCAAAGAAATATGGTGTTAATAAAGACTTTC